CTCTTGACTTTTCCATAAAAAAGAAGTAAAATAAAACCAACGATTAAGAAAGAAGTTTGTGCTTCCTATAATCGGGTTTGGTTTGTGACAGCACCTAGTTTTATGCTAGGTGCTTTTTTCTTATTTTTCTTTTACAGTAATATAGGCGTCTGCAACTGATACCATATCGTTGTCTTCATTATAGATAACAGGGTAACATTCATAACCGTAATATGACTGCACTTTACTTTGTAACTTAAATTCAGCTTTACCCGAAAAGTCTGTTTTAATTTCTTTGTCACCTACAAAGTTGGCTGTAACATCATCATCTGTTTCAGTTACTAATAACTCTATATGATATTTTTCCCATTTTTCACCTAAAATATTAATAATAAGATAATCATTATATGCTACATAATCTGTACAGTATGTAATAGTTATAGACGGACTATGTTTATCACCGTCAATTATACCACCATCACTATTGCCACAACGAGATAATATTAATAGTGATTGTAATATAATAATAATAAGAGCAATCCAACTGACAGGTTGCTTGTACCATTTTTCTTTCAAAGTGTTCACCTCCTCAATAAAATTATACAACATTAAGTGCATCATAACAACTACTTTTGATTATTTTTGATTATTTATTTGAGTAAAGTCCCATAAATGGGACACACTATTTACAAGTGGTTGACATAATAGAACATTTGTTCTATTATTTGAACCATAGGGGGTGATGAAATGACAACAAGGGAATTAATAGATATGCTATTAGATATGATAGAAGACGAGGAACTACTAATCAAGATATACAAACATATAGGTTATATATATGTTCATAGAGATAGGTTTATAAAATGAATATAGATAAAGGGTGTAGCATTTTGCTACACCCTTTTCTTTTAGTCTTTGCCAAGAAGACCCTTAGCTAAGTTTCTTGTTAGTTCAATGATAAACTTCCTACTATCTTCGTCAAGTTGAACGAAGTTCCGTACAATATCAACTTCATCATCAGTTAGTTTGTACCTCTGTTTTACTTCGTCAAGTAAAACTTCGTCATTGTCGCTAATAAACATTTCTCCTTCGCCTGTCTTCATATATATAGGGTTTACATTATATACCCTACAAATTAAATCAGACATTAAAGGCTTTAGTTCGACACCACGAATTTCAATGTTTGTAATAACACCTTCTGATACTCCCAACTTATGCCCAAAGTCTTTACGGCTCATTCCTAAAGATTTACGGATTGCAAAGACCTTTTCTGCGTTAGTCATTTTATCACCTCCTTATTAAATTGTACCATTATTATACAATATAGTTTTCGTGTTGTCAACATAAAAATAAATTAAAATATTTTTTATAAAAGTGTTGACATCATAAAATTACTATGGTATTATAATGATGTCAGCAAGAGGGAAACACAATAAAAGTTGATAACAACATAAAAAGGAGTGAAAAAGTATGTCAACAAAACTTGATACTTTAACCTTTGTTGAACTGTTAAAGTCTTTACCAACAAAGGAACAGGCTTTCATTAAGGGCGTAGCCGTTGGACTACAGAACGCAAGAAAGGGTGAGAAAAAATGAGGGAGAAATTCTCTTACAGATACACTCTTGACAGATTAGAAAGAATGTATCCGGGCAAAACATTTCTGACCTATGAGGAGATAGGACGGTTTGTAGGTTGCAGTAAAGGAACTGCATACAGACGATTTAAGCCTATCCGTACTAAGTCAGGTGTCAATATTAATGACCTTGCGAGGGCATTATGTCGCTGAAACGGAAAGGAGAGTGCAAAGATTGTATAGTTAAACATTGTCTATCAAGTGATAGAGGTTTAGCTTGTACAATGTACAGAAATGAAAAACAAAGTAAAGTTAATAGGGTTGGTGATTGTGATTGCACTAGTGGTAACAATATCCCTAGTGTTACATATCAGCCTTAACAGTCGTAACGGTGGCGTATTACTTCTGCCTTTCCTATATGTTGGTTGTGCGTGGGTTATCCCACACATAGCAAGAGATATAGGAAAGGATATAAAAGAATATGCCACAGAAGAACTAACAATAACCAAGAACCAATTTACAACTAAATGTTTTAAAGAAGCATTTGGTGAGATTGAAGAAGTAGAAACTGAATTACAAGGAGAGATAATCAATGATTGAAATTAACGGTGTAAAGTGGTATACACCAACTGAAAAAACACCTGGAACGAAGGATTGTGGTATTGTTCTTATCAATACCAAAACAGAATTTTCTGATAATGGTTATATGAATTCTGTTACTTATACAGAGTGGAATGGCAAAAACCAAGGTGTATTCTGTACTGATGACAACACAGAATACAAAACAGAAATTCTAAAATATGCTTGTTGGTGTTATGCTAAAGACTTTTTTAAGCAGTTCGAAAAAGTCGGCTTTAAAGCTGAAAAATTATGGTAGGAGATGTAAAAAATGAACGAACCAAAGATTGTAATACAAGGCTTACATCAAGGTGACGGTTTAGCCGTTGGTGTAAATGTAAATTGTAATAGTGCTGATTTTTACTTTATGTTTAAATCTTTCATTGAAGCAATAGCAAGAAATCACCATCCGTTTGAGTTGCTACTATATAAAGCAATGGTTGATGAAACCATTGATAAAGCCTTAGGTATGGATGAAAGAGAAAAAGGGTGCTGATAACTGCCATTATCAACACCCACACGAAAAACTATTGTTTTACAAGGCTATTATATAGCCTAGAAAGGATAAAGTCAATGGATGATTATTATAACTATGACAAGTGGGAAAAACTTTCCCACTATGGCGAAGAATACGCAGAAGAAGACGAAGACTTACTATATGATGAGTATATGGACGAGCAGATGATGTACGAGGAGGAAATGAACAATGAATGAACTTAAAATTGTACAACCACTTGTAATTACAGGTGGTTTTGACGAAATCAAGGCAAAGGTAGAGGAAAGAGTAAATACTGCTTTAAATTTAGCCGTATCAATCGACAATGTAAAAGAGGTAAAGAAGTATAAGGCAGAGTTAAACAACGAACTGAAAGCCTTAGAGGATGAAAGAAAGAGGGTTAAAGCAGAGGCTTTAAAACCTTACAACGAGTGGGAACAGAAATACAAGGAATGTGTTTCAATCCCATACAAAGAAGCAGAGCAAAAACTCAAAGGACAGATAACTGAGATAGAGGACTTGAAGAAAAAAGAAACTCTGAATGAAATTAAGGACTTTTTCAACGGCTATCTACTGACAAAGAGTGAAGAAGTACAGAAGTTGGCAAAGTACGAAAATATGAATATCAAGATACTTATTTCAAGTAACATAAAGAAGTTGAGAGAAACTTGTACAACTTATATTGATAATGTGGAGAGAGACGTCTCTATTATCAATAATCAGCAATATGCTGATGAAGTAATGTATGAGTATAGCAAGTGCCACAATGTAGCATTATCAATCCAAAATGTCGTTGCACGGCATAATGTGATTGACAATCCAAAGGAAACACCGGCAGAAGTAAAAACAAAGGTTGAAGTGAAAGGCACTTATGATTGCACATTTACAATCAAGGGTGCAACTATTGAGCAGTTGCAAAGAGTAAAGGCATTTTTAGAAAGCGAGGGGCTAACATATGAATGTTAATTTAAATGAAGTACCTAGTGTGCCTAATGAAGTACCTAGTACAGCAGAAAAAGTAGATAATACATCATTAACAACTAAGTTAATGATGATTCAGTCCGGATTGAAGGCACCGAAAAACCAAAGGAATAACTTTGGTGAATACAATTACCGAAATTGTGAGGATATACTCAATGCATTAAAGCCTCACCTAATGAGGTATAAGTGTGTGGTTCTTTTGACGGATGATTTGGTATTAATCGGTGATAGATTTTATATCAAGGCAACTGCAAAATTAGTAGACGCAGAAAGCGACAACACTATTAGTGTTAATGCCTATGCTAGAGAAGACTTGCAAAGAAAGAAAATGGACGGTAGCCAATTAACAGGTTCAGCCTCTTCCTATGCTAGAAAATATGCCCTGAATGGTTTATTTGCTATCGACGATACAAAGGATAGCGATTACACCAATCAATTTGGTAGAGAGCCACAACCGAAGTATCAAGCACCACCAAAGCAAGAACCACCACAACTTCCTATCCAACAAGTGAAGTTTGAGATTAACCAAGTGGCGAAGAAAAAGAATGTTAAGCCAAGCGAAGTACTGAATAAGGTTCAGCAGAAAGTGAAATTTCAAATTAACGAAGCCGTTAATTTGAAACAAGCAGAAGAGGTTATTAACCTACTTCATCAAATGTAGGTGATAATATGCATAAGTTGAAATTTAAAAAGGCTAGTTTTATGGTTGTAATTCAACAACTTATAGAACTTGCCAAAGGACTAAAGGATAATAAGGAATATATCCTTGAAGTTAAGGAATATCGCCCTAAAAGGAGCAAGTCACAAAATGACTTCTGTTGGGAATTGTGTACTCAGATTGCAAAGAAGTTGCAACTAGAACACATTACAGAGAATGGCAGACTTATTACCAAGGAAGATATTTACTGCGACCATATAGAAAGAGTAGGGACAAGCGAGTTTATCGCTATCCCTACAAAAGCCGTTCCTACATTCAAAAAGAAGTGGGAAAGTAATGGTGTTGGTTGGTTGGTTAAGGTAATGGAAAGCCGTATTCCAGGCACGACCAAGTTGCAATGTTACTATGGTTCTTCTACATACAACACCGAAGAAATGACAATCCTACTCAATTCCATTGTGGAAGATTGTAAAATGTACGGAATTGAAACTAACATTAGATTAAAGGAGTTGTTAAGTGCGTGATAACCGACTATACAATACGAGATAAATGCTCTAATTGTGGTGCGTGTTGCTCTGACTTTCTACCTTTATCCGATAACGATATAAGAAGAATTAAGGCATACATTGCAGAAAACCACATCAAAGAGCAAAGACACAACTATATACAAGGCTATGATATGACCTGTCCTTTTAGGGACGAAGCCAATAAAAAATGTCTTATATATAAGATTAGACCGGCTATATGTAAGCAATTTATGTGTAACCACACAATCAAAGATATACAGAAAACAAAAAAATTATTCCACCAAAAATACGCACCTGTTAATATGAGAGCCGTATTTTTTGGTAGTAATGAATTAGAAAGGTTACTCAATGAAGAAATTAACAAAGGCAACCGACATTGCACCCACAGTTAGACAAGAAGTGTACAAAAGGGACAACCACAAATGCATTATTTGTGGCAACCCAACTGTACAGGTAGCACACTACATACCTAGAAGCCGTATGGGGCTAGGAATTGCCGAGAATTTAGTCTGTTTGTGCGTTTGTTGCCACTTTGAATACGATAACGGCAAGAACACAAAGTCGTACAGGAACGCAATACAAGACTATTTAAGGGCATATTATCCTAATTGGAATGAAAAAAAGTTAGTGTATAGGAAGTGGGGACAGTGAGAAGCAGTTGCAAAGGGTGTAAATACTATCAATACCTTAATGAAAACGATAGATGTTGTCACTATATGATTGTGACAGGCAAGACAAGAGGTTGCACACCTGATAAGTGCGACAAGAAAATACTAGGTAAAGCAAAAAGTAAAATGAAAGATTTACCTTTTTCACAGTTAAACGCAATTCAAAGTCCGTACTTTGGACGCAAAATTCATAAATGCTAAGGAGATTAAAATGTTAAATAGAGTTATTTTAATGGGTAGAATTACTCAGAATTTGGAACTAAAGACTACTGCAAGTGGTATTTCTGTAACATCTTTTTCTATCGCAGTAGATAGAAATTATGTTAAGCAAGGTGAACAGCGCCAGACAGACTTTATTAATATTGTATGTTGGCGTCAACAGGCTGAGTTTGTTTGTCGTTATTTTGGCAAAGGCTCAATGATTGCCATCGAAGGTCAGCTTCAGTCAAGAACTTACCAAGCAAAAGACGGCAGTAACCGTTATGTAACAGAAGTTGTAGCTGATAGTGTTTCATTTACAGGCGAAAAAAGAGAACAGAGTAACAACGGCTATCTGCCTAATGCACAGTATCAGCAACCACAACAGAGTTACCAACAGCAAATGAATGGTTACAACGGTTATCCTCAGCCACAGGACTTGCAAGATGAAGATTTACCGTTTTAAGGGAGTAGCGTATGGGAGAACAAGAAAGGGATTTTAAAGGTGTATGGATACCTAAGACTATATGGCTTGATGACAGATTAAGTGCGTTGGATAAAGTTATCTTTACAGAGATTGACAGTTTAAGTAGCACCGATAAAGGTTGTTACGCAAGTAATAAATACATAGCAAGTTTTTGTCAATGTAGCGAAACAAAAGTATCTAAAGCAATATCAAAACTTATAGATTTAGGTTATTTGTATGTGCAAAAATTTGATGGAAGACAACGAATTTTGCAAGTCTGCCTTGTAAAAAGTGCAAGTCTGCCTTGTAAAAAATACAAGTCTGCCTTGTATAAAGTACAAGATATTAATATAGATAATAATATAGTTATTAATAAAGATAATAAAAAGAATAAAAAGAAAAAAGGTTTTTCTTTTATTCTTGAAAATATTCTTGAAAATTATTCGACTGATGAAGAAGTATTATCTTTGCTGAACGATTGGCTTGATAACAGGAAGTCAAAACATCTAGCAATGACTGAACACTCAATCAAACTTAATCTTAACAAGCTAGACAAGATGGCAAGTGATAGTAATATGTCAGTTAAAGATTACTTGACAGAGGTTGTTTGCAGAGGTTGGGGAAGTTTCTTTGTTATTAGTACATACAGTAACAACCAAGTCAAAAATAAGAATGACGGTTGGTGCTTTAACCCTAACGAAGAAGACGATTTGGACTTCATCAAGTAGGTAGGTGACAAAATGGATACACAAATTGTAAATAGTCTGATAAAGCAAAGCCTGACGGCTATACCGAAGAATGAAGGTGACTATCTAGGTAAAGACGGATTGCTATACTGTGGCAAGTGCCACACCAAGAAGCAGACAGAAGTAATATTTAGAGGAATGAAACGCCATCCTATGTGTCTATGCAAATGTGAAACTGAAAAGCGAGATAAAGAAGAAGCAGAGAAGAAAAAGAATGAGTTTGAACAGAAAGTTAAAGAATTACGGCGTGTAGGCTTTCCTGAGTGCAGTATGCAAGAGTGGTCTTTTGCTAATGATGATATGTCAAATAGCAAAGTAACTAATGCTATGAAAAAATATGTTGATAACTTTGAGGAAATGAAAAAGCAAGGTAAAGGCTTATTGCTTTATGGTAGTGTAGGAACAGGGAAAACCTACTCAGCGTGTGAAGTCGCAAATGCTTTGATTGATAAAGGTTATCCGGTATTAGTTACTAACTTTGCAAGGATAATTAACTCATTACAAGCAACATTCAACAGGCAAGAGTACATAGACGGTTTTAACCGTTTTCCTTTGATTATTATTGATGACTTAGGAATTGAACGCAACACAGAGTTTGCGAAAGAACAGGTGTACAACATCATTGACAGTCGTTATCGTGTAGGGTTGCCAATGATTATTACAACCAACCTGTCAATCGACAAAATTAAAAAGCCTGATGATATTGACAACAGAAGAATTTATGACCGAATTCTTGAAAGGTGCTTTCCGGTGGAAGTATCAGGTCAGAGCAGACGCAGAAAAGCAATAAGAGAAGATTACAACAACACAAAGAGTATGTTGGGTTTATAAAGAAGGTGAGAAAATGGAAGATACAATCAATGTGATTTATCAAGCAAAGTTAAGGTCAGGGCAATACGACCACTACGACGACGAGCAATTAAAACAACTGTACTTAGACTGTGTTAAGCAAGTACAAGCAATGGATATTTACAAGTGAGGTAATAAAATGATAATCGTATATTACAGAGATAAACAAACAGGCAAGATATTAAGATGTCACGACGGTGAAGGTTTCACCATTCATCAATTAGAAATGTGCAAGGAAAAATTCGCAAAAGACTACAAAGATATAGAGCCGTTCTTTGAAGAGGTTGACGACAACGGTATTCTTGCTTATTTGTTTAATCAAATGCAAGAAGAAAAACAAGATAGAATTGAATTCTTCAAAAAGTTGAGAAATCAGTGGAACGGATTGAATGAAGCTATTGAAGATTACTTCGACAGTGAAGGTGTAGAGTATGAAGTGTAGATTGCCGAACAAGTATAAGCTGACAAAAAAAGAAAATCAGCTTATTTACAAAGAAAGCCACAGAGTTGTAATGGAACTGATGGGCAAAGAAACAGAGAGAATAGTACGCAAAACACTTAAGATGGTTTGTGTAGCTTTAAATCGTCAATATGGCTTTGGCAAGGATAGGCTTAACAAGTTACTAGCTACATACTTTTCGCTTGTAGAAAGCGAAAATGAAGATACTTTCGCCTATCATTTGGACAAAGTTGTTATTGATGAACTAGGATTGAAGTTTGAGAGGGAAGAAGAATGAGGAAGAAGAAAGAATATAAAAAAATATGTTCGTGGTGTGGTAGAGCTTTCACCACGGACAAGATAAAAAGGCACTTCTGCTATGATTGCAGACCGGAGCAAATAATAACAGAAAGTCATTTAGACGATAACTTATCCGAGTTATCAAGTTATAATAATAGTAATGGTACTAACTTGTCATACGGTCAGTATATGGCATTGAAGAGAGTAGGCAAGATATGAAGTATTTATTTTGCTTTTTGCTAGGTGTAGCCGTAACGATTGTGTTTAGTAATTTTAGAGGTGATTAAATGAAAGCGTATGAAGCAAGAAACAAATGGGGGTATAGAGATTATGCAACAGTTGTTTTTGCTGAATCAGCCGGAAAAGCAAGAGCAATAGCATTATATACAGAAGCGTGTGAAGACTGTGATTTCACTGATATTGAAGTTTTTAGAGTACCACAATTGGATAAGTATTATAAACCAGGCAAACAAGAAATGGACTGGTCTGATGAAAAAGACAGAATTGCACTTGTTAAATACGGTGGCTTTTATTGCAGTTGTGAAGTGATTGACCCAAGCTGTGAAAAATGTCCAGCTAGTAAATGGTGCGACAGATACAAAGATGAAAGGTGATTAATATGGAATTGTAGTCGTCTTAAAGGTTGGTGAAGAATAATGGCTAATTATGAATGTTTAACTTGTGATTATTGTGACAAAAACAGGAAGCAAGGAGATAAGGTGCGTTGTATTAGATTTTCAAAGTTTGTAGAGGGTTTAAGTATTTGCGAAGAATTTACAAACAAGGAATATGAAGAAGCTCGGAAAAAAGTAAGCAGAATGATAGAAAGTAGGTGGTTCAATGGAAAGTAGTATTGTGTCTTTGGTATGTGCCTATTGAAAGGTGGTGACAAAAATGATTGATTGTAAACTAACCACAAACTATTTCAGGGAAAAGCGAAGAATGTGTGGCGAAAATACTTGTCTTGAATGTCCTTTAAGTTCAAAATTAAATGGCAAGAATAAATCTTGTAGTGTTTTTGAAATGTATTATCCTGACAAAACTGTCGAGATTGTACAGAGATGGTCTAATGAACATCCAAAGGAAACATATTTAACTGATTTTCTTGATAAGCACCCAAACGTTCCACTTGCTAATGGTATTCCTAGTGGGATATGTCCATATTATTTAGGATATATGACCGAAAAAGAATTTAATGAGTGTTCCACAAACTGTCAAAAATGCTGGAACACACCGAGAGAAAGTGAGGAATAAAGAATGAGTTTTGCAGTAAGTGAGAAAGAAGTACAAGCACTCTTTGACAAAGAGTTGCAGAAAGCAAACAAGAACAATCCACAATTTCATTCAGCACACGAAGGATATGCCGTGTTGCTTGAAGAAATAGAAGAAGCTAATGATGTTTGGTATAGATTAAGAGGCTTTGTTGAAGATATTTGGACTTTCAATGCCAAAAAGAATGAAAAAACAAGTCAATATGTAGAAGCAACAAAAAAATTTACTATTGAACTTATTAAAGAGGCAATACAAGTCGGTGCTATGTGTGATAAGTTCCTAGACTTCCTAGGCGAGGGGGAAACAGAATGTTAATAACAATATGGCTTATGATATTATTTATATTAAGTGCTAATAGCATTGCAGTTCCTTTAATTGTATGGATACCATCATGGATAATTTTAGTTCTATGGGTTGCACTTCAATTATTACTTATTTATGTTGACGTAGACGATTATTTTTATTAAGGAGTGAAAATGGCTAACAAAGGAAAGTATCTTGATGTTAGAGTTAAATGCCCTTATTATCGAAAAGATAACAATTCTATAGATTTGAATTGTGAGTGTATCTACAATGAAGTATCTAACATTATGAGATTTAATAGTCCACAAGCCAAAAACATACACAAAAGAAAATATTGTGCTGATAGGTGGCATTACTGCCCCTACGCGCAATATCTTAACTACTACTATGAAAATTTTTAAGGATGGTAAACTAGAAAAGGCAACATATAATGTAATGTTGTCTTTCAAGTAAGGTACATTATGACTTATCAATTTAAGATACCATTTAGGTTGCCAACGGCGAATGAATACATAAATGCGTGTCGGTATAGGTTTGGCAAGAATGATAAAGGTAATATCCTTAAGCACGATACGGAAGATAGAATTAAATTATTACTTATAAGTTATAAAGCAACTCACAGAATAGAGAAGATAACAAAACCTATAAGGATTGTGTTTGAATGGCACTATAATACAAGGCACGACCTTGACAACATAGCCTTTGGAAAGAAGTTTGTGTTGGATGCCTTACAGAAGGCGTCCATATTACCTAACGATAATCAGAAGTGGGTTAAAGGCTTTACTGATGTGTTTGTAAAGGATAAAGACAATTTTGTGTTGGTTACTGTTGCCGGTATAAAAAAAGACTAGGGATAACCCTAGTCTTTTTTTTCATCAATAATTTCATTAAATCGTTTAGCGATTTGACGCCATACATCTTGACCGTACACATTTTCTAGTAGTGGGCGTTGTTGAAATTTAATTGCAGTAACATAAATCCCCCAAGCGTTGGCGTCAATCTCTTCCGGTTGACTTGCATACTCTTGCAAATTAGAGTACTCTTGTTTATCTAACTTGCAGTAGTTTGTTCTAATCTGCCACAAGTGACGCATTTCGTGTGAAACTACCCACCACACTTCCATAATACTTTCCCATTCTGTTGAGGTATTAATGCCTATGGTATTGTCTTGCCTAGGGTCAACACCAGCCTTTGTGGTTGGTGTGTTAAACTCTGTAGGTGGCTCATAGTTGATAGTAGGTTTTGGTAGATTCAACTTTTTACAGTTGAACTCTACCACTTCATTAACAATCCTTTGAATATCTTTCATATCTTTATTCAAAACAATCTTCGAATTGAAGTTCCTTATCAATAAAGGTTAAAGAACAGAAAATACTGTCAAATGGTGTTTCCATCATTCGGACCATTTTATAGTCCGGATGATTTTTTATGAATTTATTTGCAATTTCCAAGCACTCCTGTGTCTTAAGGTGCTTAATTCCACATGCATTGGCTTGTTCTCGCAAACTAATTATTCTGTCGCCTTCACTGGCGGCTTTAATCTTTTCTAGTACATCTATTTTATATTGCTTCATAATTACTTTCCTTTCCTTGCCACCCAAAAGGGTGGCTTTTTTAACTTCAACTATTCAAAATCATCACAGCAACAGCAGTCGCACAATGCATTAGTGATTTCATCCTCGTCTGATGTGTCTAGGTCGTCAGGTAGTTCGTACACTTCACCGAATACTTCGTGTGTTGCTTTCTCTTGCTTTGTTGAGTAACACTCATAGTTACTCTGTTCTTCTGCAAGTGCTTTCTTTGCTTCCTCATAATCGAAACCTTGATAAGCAGTCCATTCATCCGTAAAGTCTGTGTGGTTTGTGTTGTATTTTCTTGTTCCTACAATATAGTATTTCATAATTATTTTCCTTTCGCATATAGCTTCTCAAAAAATTCAATAGGCGTCATATCTAAAGCTGAGGCAATCTTTTCCAATGTGCCTAATTTAACATTGGATAGGTTTTCTAGCTTTTCAATGTGGGCGATAGTCTTTTCATTCATCCCACATAAGATTGATAATCTATGTTTGGATAAGCCCTTGCTTTCCCTCAATTCTTTAATAACTGAGGCTTTAGCTTTAATTTGCTTAACCTCTTTTTTCATTTCCTTATTCCTTTTCTTTTCGTTCCTCTTGTGTTCTGCCATCTGCTTTGGGTGGTCTTTGTTCCACTCTCTCGACTGCTTATTATCCACCTCTTTCAAGTGTTCTCTTGCACAATCTGTGCAGTATCTTTGTACTCCACTTGATAAGATGTACATTTTGCCACAAAGTTCGCAAGGGTATTTCTGCCCTATCTTCCTTGTGTTTCCTCTTTTCTTTCGTTCGTGGTACTCTCTATTCTGCTGAGCTAGTCGCTCAGCCCTGCACCTAGGACAGTACCAAGCACGAGGACCACCTTGAAAGGTGGTGCCACATGCTTTACAAGTGCGAGGTCTTAAAACATTATTTTTCAATTTCGACTGCCCTATAATACTGTTCCTGTACTACCTTTCCGTCAAGATAGATTTCAACAGTATCATTATTAATTAACTTTGCGTCATCATAAGTTACACCGTCAACATTGTTGTGAATTCGTGGCATTTCGTTAAATAAGAATTCTTCTAATGCTACATCCTCTGATGTAGCCTGTACAGGTTCTTCAACAACGGATTGCCATTCCTGTGGATAAACTTCGTTATTAATCATTGATTCAGTTCTTGTCTGTGTTTCAATATCATAGTATTTCATAATTACTTTCCTTTCGTGCCACCCTTCCGGGTGGCTTTTTTTAATAATATCATTTGTTTACTTTTGCATAATTCTATTAAAGAACTATACAAGTGATTTTGTATTTTGTGCTTGAAGAAAGCACTTTGTCAATTTCTTCTTGTGTTAAGTCTTTGCACCAGGCGACAACCTCGCCTAGTTCGTTAACGATTGCCCTTGCGTACATTCTTTGTACCTTTCATATCTTATTATTATGTTGCCGTCCTTGTCTTCACCGTTGTACATGGGCTTTCTGTAGCCTTGCAGAATTGGCTGAAAGTCAAGTTCTTTACGGTGGCATAAGATGCCTTGTTTTCTTTGGTGGCTTAGGTTTCTCGTGCAACCCTTAATTTTAAAGTAGGCAATTACTTCAAGTTCGTTGAAGTATTTGCCGTCAATTTCGTAAAGATACATTTTCAACCTACCTTTTCTACTTCTTCAAGTTCCTTTGCTCTGATGTCGTTTAGTCTTCGTGTTAACTTGTCTATGTCCTTCATTGTCTTTCCCTTTCCAGGGTGGGAAGTTATCCCACCCTCATACTGTTTGATTTGCTTCTATGTCGTGTCCGTAACTGCTTAACACTTCTATATTGTCGTGTAAGTAGTTAGCTACTTTCTTCTTCTCTTCTGTGCCTCTCTTTTCGTTCCATCTGCCAAAATGGTGAAGCTGAACAATAGTTACTGTTTTTGCAGTTCTTTTGACTACCTCAAAAGCAACTGATTTGTCCTTGTAGATTTTGCCAATCTCAAATTTAATCATTTTAGTACCTCCAAAAAATAAATAGATTTGGTTTGTATCCGTTGAGGTGTTTCCCTCTTGGATTGTCTTCATTATACTGCCGTCATTAGATAAAGTCAACACTTTTTTGTAAAAAAATTTATGTTTGTAACATATGCACATATATTGGGGTCAGTATTTGTGCAATATGTATATTGTAGTCAGTAGTCACAATAAGTATAATATATATATCCTATTGTGGGAGGTGAAAAGATGGCAATTAGTGAGGCACAAAAAAGAGCAGTGGCGAAATATAATAATGCTAATTATGATAAATTGACAGTTAGGATCAAAAAAGGGCAAAGGGATATACTCAAAGCACACGCAGACAAGCAAGGCGAAAGCCTCAACGGTTGGATAGTATCAGCTATCAAGGCAAAGTTAAAGCAAGAAAAAAATAACTAAAATTCATCAATTCTGAATTGATTAGAATTAGTCAATTTAACTACATCAAGAAAGATTAAAATGATGTAGTTGAAAAGATTAATGATTTAGTTAAAAGTTTGAATTATTTTGAAAGAAAATGAATGATTTTTAATTGAGTTCAATTTTGATTGATTGAAAATTGATTAAAAAAACATATTTTCACGCATTAACATCTTCACATTGACTACTTTTGACCGTTATTGACTTTAATTGATTATTTACAAACTGCACAAAATCAGTTATAATAATAACTGCAAATTCATATTGTCAAACGAGGCAAAAAAGAGAAAAAAGGCTATCGGAATAAACCTGTCCGGTAGTCTTTTTTTTTATGCTTAAACACGCAAGGCTAAAAGGCTATATGTTAAATGCGTGAATATGCGTCTGCATGAGTTAATCGTGCGTGGGTGGGTTAGTTTACTGCAAGTCAACAAACTACAATTAGAGTGTAAATACGAGCCAAGAAAGGGGGTATAATCGTGGCTTTAACATCAAAACAAATGGACTTTGTAAAATACTACTGCGAGACGGCAAACGGCAAAGAGTCAGCACTCAAAGCAGGATACAAGGCAAGTAATGCGACAGATACGGCAAGAAAACTGCTATCTAGGGACGATATACAAAAAGCGATACAAGAGCAGAGTAAACAAGCATTAGCAAATAACGGCATTGACAACGACAAGTTAATTAAAGAGTTAAAAGCAATCGCTGAAAGTAACATTACTGATTTTGTAAACATTGTAAAAGAAATTGAAGAGTTTGAAGACTACGACGACGACGGCAACCCAATCATACACAAGTACGAGACGGCAGAACTTGAGTATAACGAGACAAAAAAACTAAGCGAAACACAACAAAAGTGTATACAGTCGATTACAAAGACTAAAAACGGCATTTCTGTCAGTCTATACGACAAAACAAAAGCCATAGATATGTTGTGTCGCCTGGGTGGTATGTACGACACAGAAGACGACAACAAGAGTATTACAGTAAAGATTGAAGGTAACGCTGAAGACTATGCAAACTAACTTAATCATAGAGCCACCGAACGCAAAACAGAAACTTTTTCTACTTGACCATCACAGGGTTGTGGGTTTTGGTGGTGCTAGAGGTGGTGGCAAATCGTGGGTATTTAGAGCCAAGGCGAAACTATTAGCACTCAAACACAGTGGTATAACGATAGTCATAGTCAGAAAGACATACCCGGAGCTAACGCAAAACCACATAGAACCACTTTGCAATGAACTAAATGTGTACAGTAAAGATAGATTAGCAAGGTACTCAGACAAAGACAAAACATTAAGGTTTGACAACGGAAGCCGTATTATTTTCCGATACTGCGACACCGAAAAAGACGCAGACCGTTTCCAGGGTTTGGAATGTGATGTGTTAATGATAGACGAGGCAACGCAGATAACAGAGGAACAGTACAAGAAGATTTCTGCAACTGTCAGAGGTGTTAACAACTTTCCTAAAAGGATATATCTATCTTGCAACCCTGGTGGTGTCGGTCACGAGTGGGTTAAAAGGCTATTCATAGACCGTAAATATAAATACGGTGAGAACCCTAACGACTATTCATTTATTCAAAGTCTTGTTACTGATAACAAAGCACTATTAAAGGCAGACCCACAGTATTACAACTGGTTGAAAGGACTTCCACCCACCTTACGCAAGGCGTGGCTCAATGGTGAGTGGGACATCTTCCAAGGTGCTTTCTTTGAAGAGTTCAGGACAGAACCAAGCCTACAAATTGCCAACGAACTAGGGACTACAGTTGAACAACTGAGGGAAGAACATAGATTTACACATTGTATTGATGATTTTATGATACCTAGTCATTGGAAAATCTACCGTTCCTATGACTTTGGTTATTCTAAGCCGTTTTCCTTTGGTTACTGGGCTTTAGATACTGAGGGTGTAGCCTACCGTATAGCCGAGTTTTACGGTTGCACAGGCGAACCAAACGAGGGGTTAAAGATAGACCCATACGAGCAAATGAAAAGGGCGTTAGAGTTTGAAAAAAACCACCCTAACCTACAGGGTCGCAAAATTAGTGGGGGTGTGGCTGACCCTGCAATTTGGAACCGTTCAGCCGGTGAAAGTGTGGCAGATATAGCAGACAAGCATAGAATATACTTTGAAAAAGGTGATAATAGCCGTGTAGCCGGTTGGATGCAAGTTCATTATAGAATGGCATTTGATAAGAATGGCTTTCCTAGAATTTACTTTTTTAATTCGTGTAAAAATGCTATAAGAACAATACCACTTATGATGTATGATGAACATAAGCCTGAAGACCTGAACACAGAGTTAGAAGACCATATAAGCGACGATATAAGATATTTCTGTATGATGAATAAGGTTAAGCCTATTGAACCATACACACCTAAATACAAACCAATCATAGACCCACTAAATCAGCTAAAATTACAACGATATAACGGAGGTTAAAATGGGTACACCTTTTAAATTAGATAATCAAGTACAGTTTGAGAACACACAAGATGTTGAAATGCCTATCGGTGCAAATGAGATTTCGAAAGCAAAAGACACACTAAAAAAATATAAGAGTGGTAAAGCCTCTCTAGAAAAAAGAATTATCGCCAATGAACAGTGGTGGAAATTAAGACAATGGGACTATATTAAACCGGATAAAAACAATGGCTTTAAGTATAATCAAACAAAAGACCCATTTGAAATAGCTACGCCTTGGCTTTGGAACTGCATTGTATCTAAACACGCAGATATTATGGACGGATACCCTGAAAGCAACATCAAGCCTAGGACGGCTGATGATGTAACAGAAGCAGAAAAACTAACTGCTATTTTACCAGTAGAATTCCGAAACATGCGTTATGAAGAAACATATAGCGATATAACACTATATGCACTAAAACATGGTGGTGCAGTAGCCGGTATTTTCTTCAATGGACAGAAAAATAACGGTTTAGGTGCCGTTGAAGTTAAAAAAATTGACCTACTTAATATTTTTTGGGAACCTGGCATTACAGATATACAGGATAGTAGGAATGTATTTTACACAAAATTAGTTGACAATGAAGAGTTAAAAGAACAGTACCCAGAATTAGAGGGAAAACAACTAGGTGACAAGACAATAGAAGTCAGCAAGTATGTATATGATGATACTATTGACACAACAGATAAGTCACTTGTAGTTGATTGGTACTACAAGAAATATCAAAACGGTAAAAAGGTACTGCATTACTGCAAATTTTGTGGTGATGAAGTCCTATTTTCAACAGAGAATGACCCTGAGAATTACCCTAACGGTTGGTATGACCACGGTAAATATCCGTTTGAAGTTGTTAGTTTGTTTGACATTGAGGGGTCACTAATTGGCTACGGATATACAGATATAGGCAGAGGCGACCAACAGGCTATTGATATTTTAACTAATGCAATGTTGAAGAACGTAAAAGCAACGGCTACACCTAGGTATATGGTTAAAAATGATGGTGGTATCAATGAAGATGAATTTATGGACTATGACAAGCCACTTATTCATTTAGAGGGGTCACTAGATGAAAGTAACATAAGACAGGTACAATCAAGTACATTAAGTGGTAATATTATTTCATTGAGGGAAGAACTCATTAATGAGCAGAAAGAAACAACAGGTAATAGAGATGTATCAAACGGTGGTACAACTAGTGGTGTTACGGCGGCGAGTGCTATTGTAGCAATGCAAGAAAGTGGTTCTAAGATTTCAAGACTTCATAATAAAATTTTCTATTTGTTTCATGAACATGTTACATATGATTGTATCGAAATTATCAAGCAGTATTATGACCTTTTCAGGGAATACCGTATCGAAGATGGAAAGAACTACGAATTTGTTAAATATAATAATGAGGGGCTAAAACCTCAGCCAATGGACGAATTAAACGGCGAAGTTAGATATAGAGATGTCGTGTTTGATATTGAAGTATCAGCCGAAAAAGAAAGTCCATACAAGAAGATTGAACAGAACGAACTAGCTATTCAGCTTTATAATTTGGGTGTGTTTAATGCTCAGAACTCACAACAGGCACTTGCATTGTTACAGTTTATGGACTTCAAGAACAAAGACAACGCAATTAATATTGTGCAAGAAAATGTTAATACTCAGCAGACTATTCAAAGTCTATGCAGTTTATCAATGCAGATGGCACAAATGATAGGCGACCCTAATATAATTGCACAACTAAATCAAATATTACCTATGCTAGGCGAGCAAGGTAATACACCGGTACCAACAACAGACCAATCTGTAGACCTTGACACAACAAAGGAAAACGCACAGGTTAAGAACGCAAGAGCAATGGCACAAGAAAGTACACAGGTGAGATAATGCTGATACAGTACAATCCTAATACACACTTTCTATCAATAGACGGACACGCAAACTACGCAGAGAATGGCAAGGATATTTTATGTAGTGCTATTTCTACTTTAACAGATACACTTTATCTAGCATTAACTAAAAACGGCATACAGTTTGATTATGAGGAAGATATGGCAAGTGGACATAAAGTATTCAAGCCTAAAACATTAACAATGTTGAATATATCCATTGATAGAGCAAAAACATATAATCTAGTATTAAACACTATCTACACTACAGTAGTAGACGGACTAGAGGCTATTTCATCAGCATATAGCGACTATATAACATTCAAAATATTAAGCAAAAATTAATAAATTTCCTTATAGGGGTGGGTTAGTAAATAACCCACTCTTTTTTTATTATTAAAGTATAAGGTCGTGACTTACCACAGAACACAAAAGGGGGATACCACCTAATGAGTATCGAATTTAGATTACAGTTTTTCAATGATGAACCTACTGCAGAGGGAATGGAAACTGTAACTACTACTGGAGAAGCTGATACATCAGCAAATACTGGCAACCCAGAGCCAACAGAGGGACAACAGACCCTAAAGGAACTACTAAAGTCTAACCCTAGCTACAAGCAAGAGTATGACGATATGTTCAGCAAGGCGTTCAATAAAAGAATGTCTAAGAGAGATAAGGAACTAGAAACACTCAACAATTCTAACGCAGAAATGAAAAAAGTGTTAGAAATGGCTAATTATCGCTATGGTATAGACCCTAATTCAGCAACTTTCAATACTGATTTACTCAACGCAATGCAGAATGACGCAACACTTCTTGAAGAACAAGCAAGTGCAATGGGTATGGATACTCAGTCATATTTGAGAGTAAAACAGGCTGAACAGGTTATCGCACAACAGAACAAAGACAGAGAAGACCAAGAAAGACAGGCTGAATATAACAAAGTCTTGAATGGTATCTTTGACCGTTGTGACAAAGTAAAGGCTAAATATCCTAGCTTTGATTTCAATGCAGAAATGGAAAATGAACAGTTTTTCCGTTTGGTTGCACCATTTGAACATGGTGGTAGTAATGTAGACCCATTGATTGCTTATGAAGTAATGCACCCTGAAATGAGGGAAATGGCAATAAATCAGCAAGTGAACAATGTGGCACTAAACACTACAAAAGCAATGAACAATAACCTAAGTAGACCAATTGAAAACGGTGTATCTAACGGTAGTCCTAGTCTGTATAAAGTTGACCCTAAGAATTTTACAATGAAAGATATCGAAGAAGTAAAAGAAAGACTTGCAAGAGGGGAAAGAGTAACATTTGAATAATTCCCCTTAACGGAGGATATTTTATGTTTGCATTTAGACTACAGTTTTTTAATGCCACTGTACAAGGCTCAAATGTACAGACAACAACTAAAATTCCACAGACTATTAAGGATTTTTATAACACTACACTACTTGAAAACGCAAAGGAAGTTGACCTATTTTCTCAGTTTGGTAAGAAGACAACTATTAAAGGCAATAAGGTAGAATGGCGTAAATTTAACACATTTGCAAAGGCACTAACACCACTAACAGAAGGTGTTATTCCAGACGGGTCAACCTTTGGTATGACAAAGATTGAAGCAGATGTGAATCAGTATGGTGATTACACAACTGTTTCTGACCGTTTAGAGCTAGAAGCCGTTGACAATGTTATTATGGGTGCTACTGAGGAAATGGGTAGTGCGTGTGGTGCAACTTTTGCAACACTAACAAGAAACAAGCTTCTAACCGGTACTAATGTTATGTACTGTCATAAGACAACAGATAACGGCAATACAGAAGGTGAAGCAGTTACTTCTAGAGCGACACTAGATAATACTTGTCTTCTAACTCCTAGAGAAGTATCAAGAGCAAGTACAATCCTACGCAAGAACAAAGCACCAAAGTTTGACGGTCGTTACTATGTAGCAGTTATCCACCCTAGTGTTATGGACGATTTGAGAAACACAAAGGAATGGGCTGACTACCACAAGCATACTGACACAACACCTATTTTCAAGGGTGAAATTGGCGAATTACACGGAGTTAAGTTCATTGACGGTGTAGAAGCTAAGGTCTATAAGGAGACTACTAAACCTGCTACATACGCAACACTATTCCTAGGCAAGGACGCATTTGGTATTGTAGAGCCAAAGGGCGAAGGTACAGAAATGATTATCAAGGACAAGACTGTTGCCGGTGGTCCACTTGAACAGTTTAGTACAATCGGTTACAAGTTTTGCCACGGTGCTAAAATCCTATATGAGGAAAGAATTTTAAGAGTAGAAAGTGGCTCTAGTTATAGTAGTGTAGATATTGCTAACTAAGGAGAATATATGGCTACAGATAAAGTAAAAACAGAAAAAGTAAAAACAGAAAAAGTAAAAATGGTTGATTTAACTATCCCTAAATTAAGAAGTGCAAATGCTGAAACACAGAAATTTATCTCAGTTAATGGTGAAAGCTACTTAATTAAGAGAGGGGAAACAGTTAAGGTACCTGAATATATCGCAGAGGCTTACTACAACAGTGAGAAAGCCAAAGACGAAGATTTTGAATTAATCGAAAAGGTAAAAGCAAAAATGCCTACTGAATAAGATTAAAGGGACGGCTAACAACCGTCCCTTATTTAATATGGTGATAATATGACAATACAAGATGTATTAAATACCGTCAATGTTATGTATCCTAATACATACGATAATGATGATAAAATTAAAATGATTTCAACACTTGATATGCTGACTAATGAAGAAGTATTTAGACAGTATCTAGACGGTGATTATATAGAAGATTTCAAAGGTTACAAGGACAAACCTTTGACAACAGAATTACTCATTAAAGAGCCTTATGCAGAAGATGTTTACAGATATTATGTACAAGCACAAATTGCACTAAATAACAGAGAAACTGTAGATTATAGCAACGCAATGGCTATGTTTAATAACGCTTATCAGAGCTATAAGATAATGTACAACAAAGAACACGAACATACACAACCTAATGTGAATTGGTGGTGATTAAATGTATTTACCTGAAATAACAGACCTTGAAACTTCAAGGGACATGATAGAAGAATTCAAAGGATATAATCATAATATCCGTTGTGCTGATGGTGAATTCTATGATATGAGTAACTTATCAGCATATGACTATCCTGTACTATCCACAAGACCATTAAGAGGACTAGTAGCAGAATTAGACAACCCTCACGGTATCGTGAGTAAAAAAGGCTTAACCTATGTTGATGATAAATACTTATATGTTAACGGTGAGAAAATAACAATTAAAATTGATGATAAGGAATATTTATTTACAGACACAGAAAAGCAACTTATTTGTATGGGTGCATATTTAATTGTGTTACCTGACAAAATTTATATAAATACTGAAAAAGATTATGAATCAGGATATATAGAACAAGTCAATTCAGTATCTTGTGCTTCCGATAATGTAACATTCGGTATGTGTAACATTGATGGTGCTGAATACAATTTTACAGACAAAATCAGTGAAAATTATGTTAACCCATCATCAACAGAACCTAAAGACCCTAAAGACGGTCAAAAATGGTATGACAGTACAACAGGTTATCTAAAAAAATGGGCTGAATATACACAACAGTGGGTAACTGTTTCTACTGTATATATTAAAATTAGTGGTAAAGGGATAGGCAAAGGAATATCAAAAGGTGATGCCGTAGATTTTGATGGTATACAGTATATGCCTAAGGTGCATAGTCAAACAGATAGTAGTACCTCTAAATCTTTTTTTGGACAGGCTTATATTAAGTCTGAGGATAAAGACAAAGACTATGTTAGTTTATATTTAGAGCCTAGTTGTTCAGCCTCAGCAGAAATTACTGAAGCTAAATATCCATCTTATTTTTGGAATGATACTTCTGCAAGTACAAAGAGAAGTGAATGGGTTGTTAATGGTGATCTATATGTTTATATTCAAGGTCAAAAAAAGTTTTGTAAAACAAAATGGGAAAGTTCTCAATATCAAAATACTACAATGTCACAGTTATCTAAACTAAACACTAATATGCTAGTACAGAATGTTGATACAGACTATATTATTGTAGTTGGTATACTTAATACCATATACACTCAAAAACTCGGTACAATTAAAATATCAAGAACTATGCCTATAATGGACTATGTTATTGAATGTAATAATCGTTTGTGGGGTTGCAGATATGGTAAGAACAAAAAAGGCGAAATTGTAAATGAAATTTACGCAAGTAAGCAAGGCGATTTTAAAAATTGGAATTGCTATGCCGGTATATCAACGGATAGTTATGCAGTTACAGTAGGTTCTGATGGTGAATTTACAGGTGCTATAAATTATGGTTCATACCCTATGTTCTTCAAAGAAAATTACATACATAGGGTAAGTGGTGCTATACCATCACAATTTACAATGAATACTACTAACTGTAGAGGTGTACAAAAGGGTAGTGAAAAGTCACTTGCAATTTCAAATGAAATCCTATTTTATAAATCATCAAGTGATGTTTGTATGTATGAGGGTTCATTGCCAAGTTCAATATCTATGCCACTAGGAAATGTAAATTATCGCAATGCAAGAGCCGGTACAGTCGGTACTAAGTATTATATATCAATGCAAAGATGTGATACTGACGAATGGGAAATGTTTGTATATGACCTATCTAGTCAGTTATGGCACAAGGAAGACAACACCAAGGCAGAATATTTTGCTAGGGTGGATACTGATTTATACTATGTAGATGGTAACAAACTAATTTCACCTACAGGACAAGGTAAATTAGAAGATAACATTGAATGGTTTTTCCAAACAGGTGTTATGGGATATTCTTATCCGGATAACAAATATCTAGGCAGATTTGATATAAGGGTTAATATGAAAATTAATGCTTATATTAAAGTATTGGTTGAGTATAACTCTAGTGGTGAATATGAAACAATCGGCTACATCAAAGCAAGAAATACTCAATCTATCAATCTACCAATTAAACCTAAGAGGTGCGACCACTTCTCGCTAAGATTTGAGGGTAACGGAGAATGTAAAATCTTTTCTATTGCAAAATACCTAGAGATTGGAAGTGATAAATTTGTATAATTTACCAAACATTCAAGGAAAAACAACTGATGAAAAAGTAAATGAAATTATACAATACCTTTATCAGTTAGTGATTGAACTGAATAACAATTCTAACAATCCACAAATGATACTAAGTGAAATACAAAGAATATCATCAATTGATGAAAATTCTCTTGTAGGCAACCCTCATTCAAGACAGATATTAGAACAAAAAAATCAAGTAAATTCATTACTTGAAAAATTAGGAGTGAAAAATAATGGCTAGTCAAAAATGGAAAGTTGACGGTTTCAAAACTTCAAAAGAAACACAAGGCTACAAAAATGATGCTAACAATTCAATTGCTAACTATAGTAACTTTGTAAATCAAGGTATACAGACTTCACCGGCAACAAACAACTTCTATAATCAGTTACAGAAATTGCAGAATAGTAATAAGCTAAGTGGCACATTTAACTATGACAATCAAAAAGGTTATAATCAAGCACTATTTAATCTAGCTAATCAAAAACGGTTCAGTTATGACTTGTCAAAAGACACTTTATACAACCAAATGAAAGACCAATACCAAGTAATGGGTCAACAGGCTATGGCAGATACGATAGGTCAAGCCTCTGCTATGACAGGTGGTTATGGTAACTCATATGCAACAACAGCCGGTAGTCAGGCATATCAAGGGTATATGCAACAATTGAACAACAACATAGCAGATTTATATAACCTAGCACTTAATACCCATAGTGCAGAAACAAACAGATTACAAAATGTATTCAATGCTTATTCTACTGATAGAGGTACTAAGAGTAATGAATGGCAAGGTAATTGGAATGTTTATAACAATCGTTTTAACAACCTTGCAAATGCTTATGGCGATAGCCGTAACTATGACCTAAATTCATATAATACACAAGCAAATGCTATGGGTAATGTTTCTAACCTAAAGCAAGATAGAGCCGACAAAAGCGAAACAATGGACTACAACCTTTGGGATAAAGCAAACCAAAATAAACTTAGCCTATATGGGTTAAGGGACGCATGGGAACAGAATCAGGCTGAAAATGCTTATAAGGATAAAGCATTAAAGGCTGATATAGACTATAAGAATAGAGCATTAAACGAAGAAATTACACACAACAGGAACGCCGAGGGTTTAAGTATGCTAAGTGCATTGCCAAAATCTAGTGGTTCAAGTAGTTCAAGTAGTTCAAGTAGTTCAACTAAAAAAACTTACCTAAGCAAAATTATTAGCAATGCTAGTGAAATGGTAAAAAACAAAAGTTATCCACAGGTTGCTAAGTATCTAAAAAATCTTGATACAAAATATTATGAAGATATTCCGGATATTTTGAACGCAGTTGGACTTCCAAAAGATTTCCTTGATGATTTTTACAATGGAAAAATTTCAGTTAAACAAAAATAACAGGTGATAAAATGAGTTATTATGATTATCTTGAAAAGAAGAAAAGGGAAAATGGATATGAAGATTATGACGATTGGAGAAGAAAACGAGATATAAGAAATGGTAAAGACACTCTTCTATCCGACTTTCAAAACCTTGCTACTAACTTTGCTAGTACAGGCTCTAAGGCACAAGATTATATCAACAGAGATACTTATACAAGTGGTGTTGATGATGATTTACACAACAATTTATTAAACGACAGTAATACATATAATGCATTAAAAGACAAATTAAGTGCATATAAAAGTGATTATGAAAATGTGTATGGTAAAGATACTGTTAAGGCTATTGAAAAAGGTCTTAACAGTATTGGCAAAGGTATTAAAAATGTATCACTTAATGTAGGCAATGCTAACGATTATTGGAGCCAATTCAAGGACGAAAACGAATATAACACCTATAAGGATATTAACGCCTTAAAGGGGATGTCTAACGACCAAATCATTGATACTCTTAAAAACAATGGTGCTTATACAACTTATGGTGCTGATGAAAAGACAGGTAATTGGCAGAAAGATAACACCATTAATGACTTGAAAAACATATCAAGTTATATTAATGAAATGGGCGATACCGACCTACTAAAGAAGTACAAAGGTTATCTAGAAGATACAGGAACTTATACTGAAAGAAACGAACTTGCACACTCTTTGCTAGGAAATACTGATTACTTTGATACAACAAAAAATAAGAATGAAGAAGAAATCAACAAACTTGAT